GTCGAAGCGGCGCCCGCACCGGTCGTCGATGCGCCGTGACGCCGTGGACAGGGCCAGGGTCAGCAGCTCGTCGTCGGCGGCGTCGGCGATGGAACGCATCCGCTTCAGGTCGTCCAGGGTGGCGTACGGCTCAGCCACCGGACTTGTCGCCCGCCTTGCGGGCCTTGTTCTGGACGGGCTTCGCCTTGCTCTCCGGCTCGGGCTTGGTCTCCGGCTCAGGCTGCTTGGCGGGCTCGTCGACGGGCTGCGCGTCGGGGTAGTGGACCAGGTCGCGGTCGTTGAGCCGCATCACCGTCTCCGTGCCCCGGATCGTCACTCGGTAGCGCTGGATCATCGCTCCTCCTCGGATTACTCACGGACAGGGCGGAGCCGCCGACCACTGCTGCGGCCGGCGGCTCCGGTGACGGTCAGCCCCCGGTGGGCGCGGTCAGGTCGATCTCGACGAACGCCGACGGCTGGATGACGCCGAACGCGGCGCGCATCTCGGCCAGGATCGCGACCATGTTGCGGATGAAGAAGTCCGCGTGGGAGTTCGACACGGTGATGGACGCCTGCTGCCGGTCCCAGAGGACCGCCTTGCGCCAGTCCGCCACCCAGCCGGCACCGACCGGGATCGCCTCGGACTCCACAACCGGCAGGCCGTGCAGGGTCGGCACCGCGCCGGCGGCCGCCTCGTTGTTCGGGTTCTTCGCCAGCCGGGCGAGGTGGATCCGCTCCCAGTCGGCCGGGTTGAACACGTAGCCGGTGGGGATCGAACGGCCCACGGTCCGGACCTTGGTCCGCGCCCGGAAGGTGGTCTCCAGCAGCGGGTCGAGCCCGTCCTGCGTCGCCGACCACGCCTGCTCCTGCGTACCGGACACGTTCGTGAGGCCGGTGAACGACTCACCCTGTCCGGTGCCGCTGACCATCTGGTCCTCGAGCTCTTCCTCCAGGCCGTAGAGGAGGAACGCGTCGATGAGGGTGCGGATCTGCCCGGCGTCGCCCAGCGCCCGGGTGGTCGCCGGCAGCCAGTGCGCGATCGTCTTCACCGACTCGGTCACCTTGGCCAGCGTCATCGCCGACTCGGGCTTGACGCCGTTCGCCGGGTTCTGCGTGCCCGGGGTGGCCGTGGTGGTCGACTCCGCGACCGGGGCCGCGTTGTTGGTGGTGTCGGTGACCCGCACGTACTCCACGGTGTCGCTGTCGGTGGTGCCGACGGTGACGAGGTTCCGCATGGTCAGCGGCCGCTGGCGCAGATCCAGACCGACCGCCACGCCGCGGTAGTCGTTCTGCACCAGGGCGCCGCCGCTGGTGTCGGAGCCGCCGGTGATCAGCGCCTTCACGCCGAACGGCGCAGAGTTGACCACCGCCCGCTCCGGGATCCGCCCCGACGGGTACTGCTTCAGCAGATCCCCGAGCTGCTGGGACTTGGCGAACGCGGCGCCGATGGACTCGCCCTTGCGCGGGGTCCACAGGCCGTCCTCGCCGACGCCGGACTTGCGGCCGGCGTCGCCGACGGCCAGGCCGTCACCGAGGCTGCTGATCTGCTCGACCAGCCGGGTGTCGGCCTTCGCCTGCTCGATGCGGCCCTTGACCTCGGAGGCGGTCTCGACCGCCTCCTTGACCCGGGCGCGCTCATCGGCGGTGAGGTCGCGGTTCTCGGCCTCGGCCTTCGCGGCGATGTCGCGGGCCGGGGTCAGGGCCTCGGCCAGTTCCTTCTTGAGCTTGTCGATGGCGCTCACGCCGTCTCCTTCATCAGTTCGTCGAGGTCGTACGCGATCGCGTCGACCGAGAGCAGCGACTTGATGGAGGCGGGGCTCAGGGTGGGCGCGGGCGACTTCACCGGGGCCGCCTCGGGCGGCGTGGGTTCCTCGTCGGCCGATGCCGAAGCTGGCTTGGCCTGGTCTGCTGCCTTGTGCCCGCACGTCGGGCAGTGCTGTCCCGCCTTGACGGCGAGCAGCTCCGTTTCCTGGTTGGCGCCGATCAGGGTCGGCCCAACCTCGAAGAGCCGCAGCTTGCGCAGCTCGTACACGTCCTGCTCGTCCCGCTTCGCGTGCGCCCCGTCGACGACGTCGTACGCGAAGCTGAACTGGGTGACCCGCCGGCCCTTCAGCAGTTTGAACACCTTGCGGGACTTGGCCTCGTCGAGGTCGATACGCGCCCGGACCCACAGGCCCTCGGCGGTTTCCTTGGCGTCGATGACCTCACCGATGTGGTAGTCCGGATCGTGGCTCATGTGCGACCACAGCACCGGGATCGGGTTACCCGAGGCCTTCCACTCCTTGAGGGTGTCGACGAACGCGCCCGGCATCACCACGTCGCCGTACGAGTCGACGTTGCCGAACACCGACACGATCGCCTCGAACACGCCCTCGTCGGTGCTGACAGCCTCGTCGGCGGCCTTCACGTGGCCGGGGAACGTCTTAACCTGCATCCTGCGCCTCCTCCTCATCTCCGGCCGGCAGAGCAGGCTGCTCGGTCTCGTCGTCGCCGCCACCGTCACCGGTGGACACGTTCAGCGGCACGATCAGCTCGTCGCCGCCCTCGATCCGCGGCAGGTTCGACAAGCCGCGCGCCTCGTTGCGGGTCATGTACGGGCCGCCCACCGCCATCTGCAGCTGCTGGGCCTGCTCGTCGAAGCTGCCCTGCAACTTCTCGGCGATGTTGAACTCCACGTACACCCGGCGCGGCTGCGGCAGGTACGGGATCAGCTGCAACCCGAGCTCCTGCTCGATGTCCGCGCACCACGGGCCGAGCGTGTCCTGATACAGCTGCTTGTGCTGCTCGCGGATGTTGCTGAACGTGGCGTGGTCGAGGATCCCGACCAGCGGCG